GGGAGATTATAAGCAGAGTGATTTTAAATATGATGATGACAAAAAAGGAATCATAAAATTTATTTCTGTCATTGAGCAAATAAGATTTTTTAGAGTTATAGAATTCGGATGGGCAGATATTGTGAGATCGTCGTTTGTCAGGGATTACATTATGACGAAAGAAATGATGGGCATAAAATTTTAAAATAATCATCTGATTTCGTATGAGTTTATATAAATAATGGTATATAAAGGAGAAATCATTATGTACAATTATACTTATAAAACAAAACACGTAAACGGCAAGTACTACGTAGGGCGCCATTCTACAGATAACTTAGACGACGGTTATCTTGGGTCAGGTACGTGGGTTAGACAGATTCAGGATAAATCCTTACTTAGTAAAGAAATTCTTTCTTTCTTCGATTCTTTTGAAGATCTGTTAGAAGCTGAAAAGGTGCTAATATCTGAGCATATTGACCATAAGCACAATATGAATTTTAATAGCAGTTCTGTTGGTTTTTCTACGGGCGATTTGAATCCAAGTGCCAATCCTGAACGTAGAAAGCAAATATCTGAGCAGATGAAAGGCGATAAGAATCCTATGTACGGTGGTCATAGTGAAGAAGTTAAGATGAAGATATCAAAGGCAATGTCTGGCGATAAGAATCCTATGTACGGTGGTCATAGTGAAGAAACTAAGCAAAAGATGTCAGCATCAGCTAAGATAAGAGCTAACACTGAAGAAGGGAAGAAACAACTTTCCGAAAATGGAAAGAAGGGTAAAGGGCGTGAACCTTGGAACAAGGGTTCAGCTGGCGAATTTACTATCGGTGAAGAAGGCAAACGTAAGATATCGGAATCATGGAAGAATAGGCAAAAGGTGAAATGCCCTCATTGCGATATTGAATGTATGCCTAATACTTTTAAGAGGTGGCATGGAGACAAATGCAAGAAGTTGGCTAGAGCTGAGTGATAACGAGCAGATGATCTGGATAGATCGTGCAGTGATCGTAAAAGACAACGATCATGCAACTTATTGTGATATGTCTATTTATATTATAGCTGAAATGTTATATAATAGATCTATTAAAAAATAACAAAACAAATGTTAGATAACAAAACAAATGTTAGGAGTAGAATAATGGAGGGTAGAATAATGGATAAAGCTGAACGTATGCATCGTAGTACTTTTGCAAGACTTCGCCGTCAGGAAGTTAAAAAGGTTATTCAAGAACGTACAGAGAATTTTTACTCTAAAATGCGAAGACTTAGAAAAAAGAGTAAACAAAGTTGATTACTATCTATGGCACAGAACAATGCATTTTTTGTCAAAAAGCAAAGGATATTGCAAGAGATTATGGTATCTTTCTTACGTTTAAAGATATAACTGAAGAAAAGTATTTTAATGAGTTAAATAGTAAAATTGAAGACTTTAAGACTATTCCTCAAATATGGGTTTACAACAAATACGTTGGAGGTTATAATGGTCTTCTGAAAGAAATTGAAGAAACTAATATTGGAAACTATGGACAAGGAGACTTATAGTTATGGCTAAGTACAGCCGGTTTGATCCTCGAAATAAGAAACAGTCGAGGAATAAACAAAGATCGATTGATAAAGATATTCGTATTCGCTATGAAGAAAATAAAAAATATGATATGAATATGAATGTAAATAATATCATGAACAAATATAATGACTACGAAGAAGAACAAGAAGAAATACATCTTTGACGTAGACAGCACACTTACACCGTCACGATTTAAATCACCTCGTGACGGTGTAGAATTTTATCAAATATTTTTAAAAAATGTTAAGTGATTGATATCTAACAAAACCTTTTTTGGTCCTAGGGGTTTAAATCCTGAAAAGAGTTACTATATCTATACTATAAGGAACGGAAAAGGATACACCATGATCACCTTCAACAGCCATACCGCCCAGGACGCTCTCAATATCCTTCGCGATAATGCAGCATACATTGATGAGAACTTTATGAGTCTCTCCGACAATGCAATCAAGGTTCGGCTCAATGAAATTCATGAAGCTGTACGGGTTCTTAAATTCTTCATGGGAGAGAAATAACATGGACTTTCGTGACGCATATGACACCGCTAAATCTCTTCGTGGAATTCTTCGCCGGGCTGATAACTTCGGCTATGACCTTCAACGCCTGAAGGAAGAAATCCTTTTCAAAGCAGAAGCGCTTGAAGCTTATGGTGAAAAGCAGGAAATGCAAATGATTATTGAAATGCAACAAGATTGGGTGGAGGCTAGCTAGGTGAGTAATATTATGAATGAAAATGTAATTTTGACTGACTGTGATGGTGTACTCCTTAACTGGGAGTATGCCTTCAATATTTGGATGCAACGTCATGGTTACAAACCTTTACCGGATAACATGAACTATGACATGTCCCATCGGTATGGAATTGAAAAAGCTGAAGGTAAAAAGCTTGTAAAGCACTTTAACGAATCAGCTGCGATTGGTTTCCTCCCGCCTCTTCGTGATGCTATGTATTACATTGATCTGCTTCACCGCAAGCATGGATATGTCTTCCATATGATCACTTCTCTTTCTCTTGATCCTGCTGCTCAAGAACTTCGTATTCAAAATACTCGTAAGTTGTTTGGCGATACTGCTTTTGAAAAGTTTGTCTTTGCCGATTGTGGTGCTGATAAGGATGAAGTTCTAGAACCTTATCGTGATACTGGTTGCTACTGGATTGAAGACAAACCAGAGAATTATATCTTAGGTGAAAGCCTTGGTCTGGATTGTATTCTCATGGAACATGGTCATAATATGGATCGTGTAGGTTATAACACTGTCAAGAACTGGAAGGAAATCTATGAAAAAATCACAGGCAATTGAATACAATATTTTTGAAATTCTAAACTTACGCTCCGAGTGGGAAGATCTTGCTCGGAGTTTTGCTGATATAGATAATAATGGTACAATTCAAAACCTACAATATTTTAAGGACAACGGTTTTCGAAAAAATCGTTTTCGACCTGGTTATGAACGTGCTATGGAAATTGCGATTGAAATATTAGCGAAAGTGAATAGATGAAGAATTTGATATTTCAGTATTACATTCCATATGAAGAAGGTGATGCTGATATGGGTGGAACAAAAATGCCAGAGTGGGCACATGCTGGATCGCGCTCAGCAAAGGCTTATGCTGATCTATGTGGTGCCGATTATATACTTAGCCATGATCGATATTTTAATCATATTGATCCACGACTAGATTCAACTCGTATTTTCTACGATCCATTCTTTGAACAATATGATCGTATTCTTTGTTTAGATCTAGATATGCTTATTGCAACTAAACAAAATATTTTTAAATCACCTGATTCAGATATAACAATGGTACATGAAGTTGGTGTTCATGTATCTCAAGGCGGTTGGATGAGAAATGTAATGGATGCACCTTTATCACAAAGAGGCATTATTGCATATGGTAAACATTTATTCGGTAAGGATTGGATGTTTCCTAAATCAGTCAAATATCCAGAAGAAAGATTTAGATATTTAAATGGTGGATTGCAATTGTGGTCTAAAGAAGGGCGAGCAAAAGCTCGAGAGCATTTTACATCAATAGATGATTATATTCTTCATACAAGATATACTGAGCAAATGTATATTAATCTTCAAATTTCTCAGCCGGTATTCAACGTTGGCGAACTCGATACTTCTTGGAATAGACTTCCATATCAATGGGTATTCAAACAACCAGACGGCAAGATTAATCACTTCTTTGCAAGACTAAAATTTCAAATGCCAAGATTAGAACACACGGAGTTGAGCGTATGGCAACCTACTTAGAAATTGCTGCAGCGAAAAAACGAGCTCTCAATTGGGATGCTGTAAGAGATGTTCCTATGCCTGGCGTGATGGTATATGACATGACAAAACTTCCAATGAAAGGTGTCATGGATAATACTTATAATGGCGTTTATAATGAGCACTTTATCGAACATCTTACAAAAGAAGAAGGTATAAACTTTTTAAAAGAAATGTTTCGAGTGCTTTCTCCGGGTGGTGTGATTCGTACAATTTGGCCTCCAATGGATTTTGTTGAAGACTTTTTACGATCAGATCAAGATCATAGTCAGCATCCTTTTGTACAACATTACTATAATTTTTATGTCGTAAAACATAAGTTCGCGCCAGCTGGTAATGAACATAAATCATTACAGGAACAGTGCGCATTGGGAATGCTACATCAAAATGGTGAACATAAACATCTTTGGTATAAAGAAGAATTAATTAACACAATGAAGGAACTCGGTTTTAAAAATGTAAAAGAACACGAATATCAAAAGAGTAGAATATCTGATTTTAGAAATATTGATACTTCTGGTCAAATTAGAGCTTTTCATTCTGCTGTTGTAGAAGGATCTAAACCGTGGTAACTATTATAACAGAATATAATGAAGGGGACACTCAGTTGTTTGAACACTACTGGTGTCCTTTACTTTATAAGTACAAAGATCAAAAAGTAGAATTTATTTTTGTGGACAGCACATCTAATTTAAACAAAATTGCTCCAAAACTTCCGAATGTAAAAATTAAAACTATTAGTAAAGAAAACTTTATTAGCGCCGCATTTAAAGTTTCTTCTAAAGCAAAATATGATACAATAGTTTTTACTAAAATAGATCTTGTACCAACTTATGCTGCTATGGTAGCTTTTAAACAAGCAAAGAAAAGCATAATAAATATTTTAGAAGGCGGAAAGATTATTTCACATCCTTCAGAATCACCTAAATTAATTATGTTTGATAATAATATTACAATGTATAGCGTGGAGAATGAATAAAATAAATAAAAATTTTCTAGTTGTAGGAGCTGGGTTTTCTGGTGCAGTCATAGCACGTGAATTAGCAAATGATGGCTATAATGTACATGTGATTGATGAAAGACCTCATATAGCTGGTAACGCTTATGACTACACTAACGAACATGGTATTCGCATCCATAAGTATGGACCACATATTTTCCATACGAATAATGAACGTGTTTTTGAGTGGGTATCTCAGTTTGGTATGTGGAGTGAATATAAACACAAGGTAAAAGCTCAGCTCAAAGATGGAACTTATGTCACTCTTCCGGTAAACCAAGAAACAAAAAGAATCATTGGTGAAGAGAACATCATAGACGTACTATATCGTCCATATACAAGAAAAATGTGGAACCTTGAAATCGAAGACTTAGATCCAAATGTTCTTTCTCGCGTTGCTATTCGTGATGACGATAACGAGTACTACTTCCCAAATGATAAGTGGCAACTTATGCCTGTGAATGGGTACACAGATATTTTTAATAACATCTTAAATCATAATAATATTACAGTGAGTTTGAACACTCCTTTCAATAGAGACATGGAGTGTTCATATGATCATGTCTTTAACTGCATGCCGATTGACATGTACTATGACTATCAATTTGGAGAGTTACCGTACAGGTCTATCAAGTTTCATAACACACATGTTGAAAAAGATCGAGTCTTGCCAACTTCTGTTATAAATTTTACTGATAAAGGACCATACACTCGCGTAACTGAATGGAAGAACTTCCCTTGGCATGGTACTAATAAAAAGTTGACTACACTGACATATGAAGAACCGTGTGACTACGTTGATAACAATTATGAAAGATACTATCCAGTTAAAGATGTGAGTGGCGAGAATAGAAACCTTTATGAGAAGTATAAATTATTATATAATCCAAAAATGACATTTATCGGAAGATGCGGTATGTACGTCTATATTGATATGCATCAAGCAATTAACGCATCATTATCCATTGTTAGAAAATTTAAGGATACGCTGAAATGAAAAATTTAATTTATCAATACTGGTCAGGTCCATTAAAACCTGGTGTTTTAACTAGTACTAAACTTATGAAAGAATATGCCGATAGAATCGGAGCAGAGTATCGATTCGATCATAATGTAACAATTGCAAGCAAAACTGTTGATGTTCCTATTTACTATGAACCAGCAAATCCTCTTGTGGATAATTCCTTTAATGAATACGATAATGTAGCGCTGATTGACATAGATGTTTTTCCAGTAGAAGGACTAACTGAAAATCTATTTGACCAACTGAGTGATGAAGACGCGGGTATCTGTACAGAGCCTCAACAACCAGTTCTACGATCGATGTATGATGTTGCCGGAATTACTAATAGTAATGATAATCGTTGGTGCAGTATTTTAAAAGATAAGTGGAATATTACGTACTCTTATGACAGTAAAAATCGCCCTCTGGTTTATAATACTGGTGTGATTGTATTATCTAAAGCTGGTATTCAAAAAATTCGTAAGTCATGGCCAACATTCCAACAATACGTAAATGAAATGAGAATAAGAAACTTACCTCGTTTCTATTCTTTATTTCAAGATTATTTTTCAGCGTTTATTCATCACGAAGATTTTAAATTTAAAGCTATGCATAATGGTTGGAATTCTTACATGCATAAAGTAGGATCAAAGCCGACCGCAAGAGCAAATGATACAAGAACAAAGGAAACAAAACTAGTACATATCATGTTCCGCACAGCAGACGACTGGCCCGCGGATGCATTGTGGCGAGTAACAAATTCACCTATGGAAGAATGGAATTTACCCGTTCCTCTCGGATGGCCAAATGACTGATTACGAATACGAAATTATTAATTCTAAGTATGGCAAAATTGCTGTTCCAACCGGTTATGGTTGGAGACACTCAAATGGCTTGGTAGATAACGTACAAAAAAAGGTATCTATGAGCCGCAAACAGTTAACTTTATTAAAAATAATATTAATAATAAATCTATAGTACATTGCGGAGCTGCTTTCGGCGATATGCTTCCAGCCTTTAGTCAGTTTACAGAAAAGACCGTGTATGCTTATGAAGCCAATCCATTAGCTGCTTTCTGCGCTAGAAAAACAATTGATATTAATCAATTGCATAATGTAAATTTAACTGAAATAGGGCTAGGTGATAAAGAAACTAAAGTAGATTTTATCTATGAGTATGAAAATGGTATGGCTTTAGCCGGAGGATCGCGTTTTGTTGATTCAAAGGTACCAAAAAAATGGGACCCTAAAGTTAGATGGAAAAATGCTAAAACTTTGAAAATTCAAATTAAAAAATTAGATGACATCCTCAATGATGAAATCAGTATTATTCACCTAGATGTAGAAGGCTATGAAACTAAAGTTTTAGAGGGAGCTATGAATCTTATTCAGACATGGAATCCAATCCTTATATTAGAAGAAGTAGACGCACGCGATGAAATGATGAGAAATAATATTCTTCCATTGGGCTACAAACTAATTAATACACTTAATAGAAATACTATCTGGAAAATATCGTAATGGCTAAAAATATAATCTTGCAGCACTATAATGGCCAACCCAAAGAGTTAGAAAAACTTTCTTTTGAAAATATTAAAAATTACGCACATCTTATTGGTGCTGATCATGAAGTTGTTCCTAACAAGCCTTTTCGCGAACATTTAACAAATCCTTGTCAAAAAGCATTTTGTATTGATCAGCATTGGGATAATTATGATAATGTTCTAATGCTAGATCCAGATGTTTTTATTCGTAAAAATCTTACGCAAAATATTTTTAAAATTTCGGGTAATGGTGTGCATGGAACAACTCAAGCACAATTAAAGCGTAAACTTATTTTTTTAAAAAGAATTAAAGAATCAGATCCTTATTGGGGAGGATCTATATATAAATTTAATAGGAGTGAAAGAGAACTTTTAAGGTCTGTAATGCCTCTAAATGATAACTGGATGGATATTTATAATAAGCCATATAATTTTGAAGACGAGGGCATTCTTGCAGAATTAGCAAGTAAAGCAAAACTGCCTATTAATTATTTAGATTTTTCTTGGAATCAATGTAGTTTTCTTCCTGATATACAAAATGCTAAAATGATACATATCAGAACAAAAAAACCCGGGCACTTAAATGGGTCCTGGGAAAATGGTGGAAAAAGAAATAAAATAGAAAATTACTATGAACTTGTAATTCAAGGAATTATATAGTGTTTTATCATAAAGATAAAAAGATATTCATTCATATTCCAAAGACAGCTGGAAGTAGTGTAGAAACCAGACTTTTAGAAAAAGATTCAGTTGTGACAGGAGGTGGGAGTGTTTGGGGAAGTATACCTCCAGAAAAAAAGAAAATATATCTTGGTGTAAAATATAATGAAATGAAATATGCACCTCACGCAAAAGCATATGAATTAAAAAGCCTATATCTAGATTTGTGGAATGATTACGAGTCATCAACAATCGTAAGAAATCCATATGACCGTTTTTGTAGCATGTATTTTTGGTATACTAAAAACGGTAATCGAAATCCTAAGGAAGTTCATGATGAATTAATTTCCAGAGGAGAAATGATGGCTGATTTACAGTGTGAATATACGCACGATCAAGATAAGATAATAGTTGATAGAATTTTTCGTTTAGAAAAAATAGATGAAGTATTTAATTATTTTGATATTGAGCCAGCTCATAAAAAAAATATGAAAAGACAAAAAACATTAGATTTTTATCAACAATGGCCAGATATGTATTCGTTTATTGCTGAATATTATTCAAAAGACTTTGAGGCTTTCGGTTATGACAAATAATATTATATTACAACATTGGAACGGTCCTTTACCATATTGGGCTGAAATAGCAAAAAAGACAGTAGAAAAATATGCTCATGTCATTGGTTGTGACTATGAGCTTGTTACTGGTCATCCTCTTGGTGAAGCATTAGGTCCTAATCCACAAAAACTAGTTTATATTACAGATAAGTATGATCAATATGATAAAGTACTTATGCTTGATATGGACATTATGGCAACAGATGTATATGCTAATGTATTTCATAGACCAGAAATTGGTGTACTACATGACAGAGCAATGAAGGGTAAATCTTTAACACCAAAGGCCGCGCCTGAATTATTTACTCTAGGCATGCCTATCTTTTTTGGAAATTATATTATGACAAACAAAGATCAACGCATCGCTATGCGAGAATATGCTGATTGGGACTGGTTGGCCACAAAAGTCATAGATAGTTATTCTGGAGATGAGATCGTCTTGGCTTGGTTGCTTAAACAAGCGAATATACTAAAAGATATGGCTATTGAAGATATGTGTATGAGATGTACAGGAACATCTTATAAAGATATTACATTTAGGACAAAAAACAGATGGGATAGAAAATTTACGAATATACCATTTGATGCAGATCATACTTGCATTGCAGACGAAGATGCCACTTTTTTACATTTTGGCCAAAATAGAAAAAATTCTATTCCAAAATATGCAGAAAAAATATTTGGACTTTTGTTATGATTTCTAAACCTGAAACAGAGGGTTGGCTAGGCAAGTACAGCCATAATCAATTTGAAAACTATCAGATTGAAGAATACAACTCGGCACTTAAATACGTTAAAAATTTTAGAACGTCATTAGATCTTGGCGCTAACCTCGGAATTATGTCTGCTCGAATGGTGAAAGATTTTAAAATGGTTCATGCGTTTGAGCCTCTTTTTTATGATCATTTGCAAAAGAACGTAAAGACAGATAATATTAAAATTTATCCACATGCCGTTGGTGAAAAACAAAAAACGGTAACAATGAGAATTGGACATTATCATAGCGGCGGGTCCAATATTGTTGATCATTTAGCTATCGGAAAAGATTATAAAAACGTGCAAGTTGTAACAATCGATTCCTATGATATACCAGATGTAGATTTTATAAAAATTGATGTTGAAGGTTATGAATGGAATGCTATTCAAGGCGCAAAGAAAACTATTAAAAATAATGAACCGGTGCTTCTTGTAGAACTTAAACAAAACAATAAAAACTATAATGACATTATTTACTTTTTTAAAAATTTAAATTATAATTATAAATCTGTAGGCGAAATAGATACGGTTTTTTATAAATGAAATATTATGCAATTGTTATGAAAGATCATGAGATCTCCGAAACTGCATTTAGTAGGTTACAAAAGTCTACAAAATGTGATATAATTAGATTTGACGCTATTACTGGCGTTGACATTAAAGAGACAATGTCAATTTTAAATCTAAAATGGAACTATCCATGGGTGAATACTGAAAGGGATTTTGCTTCTGGGCTTGTTAAACAACCCTATACAACCACAAATCGGAATGCAAAGATTGGTGTTGCACTGAGTCATTATTGTTTGTGGAAGAAATGTGCTGAATTAGATGAGACAATTGTCATACTCGAGCATGATGCAAGATTTATTGAAGAGATTGATTTTGATCCAGCCGATGTACCATTCGATATTATAGGCATCAACGATCCGCGCGGCGCTACACGCAAGTCAATGATGTTTCATACAATGGTACAAGAGAATAATAACAAATATCAAAGACCACCCATTATTGATGACACGCACGTGCCTCAAGGTATTGCTGGAAACTCAGCATATATAATTAAACCAAAGGGTGCAAAACATATGATGAAACTAGTGAATGAATATGGTCTTTGGCATAATGATGCAATTATGTGTCGACAACTAGTATCTCGACTCGGTGTCACTCGTAAATATTATACGACAATTCAGAAAACACAAAGCACGACTACACAATGAAAGCATTTGTTATTACAATTGAACAGATTCCTGAATCGGTACAGTGTGCTGAAAGATGCATTGAATCCGGTAAGAAGTTTGGTCTAAATATTCAGAAATGGAAAGCGACCACACCAGAGGATAATCCTCGTGAAATCTTCAAACAAAAAGGAATCAATCCACAGGGATTTATGAATAACGTATATTCACGCGAAGAGAGATGCATGTCGGCATTTCTTTCACATAGATCATTATGGGAACATTGTGCTAAGATCAAAGAAGATGTTTTAATTTTTGAGCATGACGCAGTGGTTATGTCAGAGATTCCAAATGTGAATGGTTATCAGGGCTGTATTTCATTTGGTAAACCTTCGTATGGAAAGTTCTTTACTCCGCGTTCATTTGGTGTACAAGAATTACAATCAAAGCCATACTTTCCAGGTGCCCATGCTTATCAAATGTCGTATCGGGCTGCAGAAGTTATTCTTAAAAAATCTAAAACTGAAGCAGCACCAACAGATGTATTTTTAAATAAGAATCGATTTAGATTTTTGCAAGAATATTATCCTTGGCCCGTTGAAGTTCGTGAAACTTTTAGCACAATTCAAAAAGAAAAAGGTTGCCAAGCAAAACATATGTATAATGGAGGCTATGATTTGTTATGATAGACGTTGTATGTGTATTATGGGGAACTAAATATTCAATTGATTACGTTACTAAACTCAAAGCAATGGTAGAACGTAATACCACTATTCCACATAGATTTGTTTGCTTAATTGACGATGTTTCAAAAAGAAAAATAAAAGATACTGACACTACAATTTTTTATCTTGATCAGGGATATGAAGGTTGGTGGAATAAAATCCAATTGTTTAATCCTCGATATCCATTGTCAGACAGAGTAGTGTATATTGATTTAGATACACTGATTGTCGACAACATTGATTGGTTACTTGAATACGAAGGTGACTTTATGGGTATTGAAGATCTTGGAGCCGTTAATGCTCATCAACCTTTTTTAAAAAATAGATTTCAAAGTGGAGTCTTAGCATTTAATCATAAAAAATATGCTGGCATTTGGAGTGAGTTTATTTTTACATATGAACGTATTTTTAGTCACTACAGAGGTGATGGGGAATTCTTACACGATCATATAAAGCGTAGAGATTTGCTACAAAATCTATATCCTGGTAAATTAAAGTCATATAAGTATCAGGTCTATCCTGGACCACCTGATAATGAGACATCAATTATTTGTTTTCACGGTAGACCTAGTATACCACAAGCAATGACAACATCTATTTCTACACCTATGAGAACATATCACGCACAATCATGGATTGAGGACTATTGGAAAGAATGAGTAAGCACGTACATATTCTAGGAAACGGCAAATCTGCTGCAATGTATAGCAAGAATGAGAATAAAACTGGACCTGTCTATACATGCAATCTCCCACCATTTTCTGTTCCAGAAGCAAAAGCCACTTTTATGGTTGACTTTAAGATGATGAAATCAATCACTGAGGGAAGTGTTCGTGTGCCCGGAACATGGATTCTAGGATTTAGACCCAAGAAATGGACAGAAATGCATCCAGCGTTTTATATGAAATATGCTCCACAAATTAAAGAGTTTTATCTCACTCTTCCTTCATATGTTAACAATTATACTGATTTTAATTGTGGTCACTTTGGTACTCACTACATTGCCAACAAGCTTCAAGCTACTGACATTCATATGTACGGCTTTGATTCTTTATTTGAGTTTGACTTGACAAGTTGTACTGATTTGTTTTTATCTTCAGATCGTGGCACAAATAATAATGTTCGACTCATAGGAAACTGGCGGCCCGTTTGGTATAATATTTTTAAAGAGTTTCCTAACACAACCTTTCACCTTTATTATCATAAGCATGATAAGATCAAAATACCAAATCTTCCTAACATAAATATTATCACTCTCAAAGAAAAAAGTAGTGTACAATAGCTTCTATATATTGTAAGATACTATAGAAAGGAAGAAAAATGGATTTACCTTTAGCAGACAAGTACTGCCTCGATGTTATCGATGATAACAAAAATATGCTAGTCCCCTGGTATATCATGGCCGCATATGCGTATTATGTAGATGACGATCCCATCGTAACAGATAGTGTTTTTGATTTAATGAGTAAAAAACTAATCAAAGAATGGGATAATGTAGAACATGAGCATAAGAAACTTCTAAATATTGATACACTTGAAGCAGGTACATATCTTGGAGAGTATCCTTCACGAGTAAAGTGTGCAGTATCTTCAATTAGAGCTGATATAAAAAAGAGCTGAAAAATGATGATTGAACAAGAATATGATGGAATGTTGTGTGACGAATATTCAGAACCTTATGAGTATGATAATGGTTATAAAGGAGAACAACCTTATATACAAAACGTTTGCGATGACTACTTTGGCTATTGCCTTGGTGTGTGTGACGGATCCTGCATTTGGTAATGATGTGGTATCTATCAAAATAATTTAAAATGGCTATCTTCGTAAATGATCCTAGAGCTATTTACATTCATATTCCAAAAACTGGTGGAAACTCAGTTAGATCTTGGATGTTGACTAACGTGAAGAGTGCAAAGGCTATGTTCAAAGGATCATTCATGAAAGATCACGCGCCATATTCATATATCCAAAAAAGAATAAAGGAAGATCATGGTCTAGTTTTTACAATAGTAAGAAATCCATGGGATAGAGTTGTGAGTGCTTATCATTATCATAGAGGATTAGATAGAAAAGGTAACTCAATTGATTTTTCTACATTTGTCAAGACTGACATGAGATCAGCAAGTAGACCACAGCATATGTATACTGGAAAGAATACAGTTATTCTAAAGCTAGAAAACATTAATGAGGATTTTCAGCAAATACAAAAATACTTTAATGTGTGGGAGTCTTTACCAGTAAAAAACAAATCCGATCATGACCACTATACTCAATATTACAATGATGAAACAAGACAGATTATTGCTAATAAATTTAAAACTGACATATTAGAATATGGTTATACTTACGACTAGAGAATCTCCACGTAGTTCAACTGGAAAGAACGACCGACTTCTAATCGGTAGGTTGAGGGTTCGAGTCCTTCCGTGGAGGCCAAAATTATGAAAAAGCAAAGCATTATACTTCTTTCAGATTTTATCGAACAACGTCTTCGTAAGCAAAAAGAACTTGAGTACTATGAAGAAGAACTTAAGAAGCTACAGGAAAAAGCTTACTGGCTAAGACGTGACATTGATCTTACTAACACCATCATTGATATTATACAACAAGAGAAGGTTGTTGATATTCGTGAAGAGATGAACAAGAAAGCGATAGAAGATAAATCATAAGAATGCTCCCATGGTGGAATGGTAGACACATACAATTTTAGAAATAAGCGGGTATAGCCCAATCGGCAGAGGCAAAGCACTTAAAATGCTTCAAGTGTGGGTTCGAATCCCACTACCCGTACCAAATATAGGGCGCGACGGTTCGAGTCTGGCAGGGAGTACCAAAAAAAAAATGCTAAGTAATTGATATTCAACAAAACCTTTTTTGGTCCTAGGGGTTTAAATCCTGAAAAGAGTTACTATATCTATACTATACGGAATGGAGAAAACCAATGACCAAGTTCAACAAAGCCATGATCAACAAAGACGGCGAATACGTTACCTACGGCGCCGACCGTAAGTTCATCGCTCGGTTCAAGCATCGTGGTCCTTTTACCAAGGCCAAGTTCTTGAAAGAACTGATTGCCAATCACACTGTTGAGGGCTACTTTGCAGCGCTCGACGCTGGCAAGGCTCCGCTGGCTGTTCTGCGTGATGCTAACGAAGATTGGTACTACAAAACGATCGAGGCCTACTACGGTCGTTCAATCGACCAGCTGATGATTGCCTACCGTTAAACCTTGCTTGAGGGAGAACTTCCAATGACCAAACAAGAAGAAAAGCTAGACAAAGCCGGTGCAGAGTCAATTATCCGTGACATGGCAAACCGTTATCAAGCAGCATTGGCTGGCATGAGCGACGAATATGAATGGGACATTGCGGCACAAGCTGAAGAACTAGCAGCAAAGTATGGTGTCGACTTGGACAGGTATTTTGAATGGTGACACATGAATCCCTTATGCTTGGTAAGGGCCTGTGGGAAGTGCGTCTACAGCGCGAGTATACACCTGAAGGATATAGAAGGGTAGCAGACTGATGGTAGATATGTTGTTGGAAGAGATGGTACTAGAAGACATTGCTGCCGAAGGCGTCACATGCGAAGAGTTTTGGGCAGCAAGGTTGCCCAAAACAGACTCGCCAGTGTTTGTGAGTGAATAACAAAAAATGACTATGCATCTTGTTCGAGGTATGTCCTCACTCAATACTAAGCGCCGTAAGACTAACCGTAAACCCGGTTGGCAGGCCACTCAGTTGCGTCATGAAGAATTTCTTAAGTCAATGGGTGTGACTGGTAAAAAATCCGACTATAGGATAGAGCGTCCTGATTTGTCAACTGGTCCACGTATGACAAGTGACCAGATTCCGGGTAATGGTACTAAAAAAGATCAAGCCAAATATACTGGCGATGAGATTGCGGGTATTGTGACCACACATAAATCCAATCTTATGCCAATTCGACGAGACAACAAGCAAGCAGCAAAAGATGCCGCAACAATGAGAAGGAATTAGTTAGAACTTACAAACAAAGAAACTAGTTCCTGTAGCTCAATCGGTTAGAGCGCCCCGCTCATAACGGGTCGGTTGTAGGTTCGAGTCCTACCGGGAACACCATATATATAATATGTTCACATATTTAGAAGGAATTATAATATGGGATTTAAATTATCAAAGCGTTCTCTTTCCAAACTTGAAGGAGTGAAACCAGAACTTGTAAAAGTAGTTCAATCAGCAATTGAAATTACATCTGTTGATTTTGGTGTAATTCAAGGTTTACGTACAATTCAAGAGCAGAGAGAACTCGTTGCAAAAGGTGCTTCACAAACAATGAAGTCAAAGCACTTGACCGGTGATGCTGTTGACCTAATGGCATATATTGGTGGACGAGGTTCATGGGAACTTTCAGTATATGATAATATCGCTGATGCCATGAAACTTGCTGCTCAAGAAGAAGGTGTTTCAATTCGTTGGGGTGCTGCATGGCAAATTAATGATATTCGTGAATGGGATGGTACAATGCAAGATGCCATGGATGCATATATTGACCTTCGGCGTAGTCAAGGTAGACGTCCTTTCATTGACGGTCCTCATTTTGAGTTAACATAGTATAATTTTCCCCAATAGCTCAATGGTAGAGCATCGGACTGTTAATCCGTGTGTTCCTGGTTCGAGTCCAGGTTGGGGAGCCAATACAAGGAGAGGTGGCCGAGCGGTCGAAGGCGTTAGTCTTGAAAACTAAAGTACGTGAAAGCGTACCGTGGGTTCGAATCCCACTCTCTCCGCCACATAAGCCGGTATAGCTCAGCAGGTAGTAGCGCGTCACTTGTAATGACGATGTCGTGGGTTCGATTCCTACTGCCGGCACCATTTTTTTTGGATATTGATATGACAGATGAGGAAATTAAAGAATTTATTGACTTTTGGCAAGATCGTAGTGTAAATATTCCCGATCCGACTCATTATCCTAAGCAGTTTTTATGGTTAGTTGAAACGTATAAATTTTATAAGAAAAAACATAATAAGGAATAAAAAAATGTATGTGTTTGGTTATAGAACAACAACTGATTTTGTAAAAGCAACTGCTGTATTTAAAAAGCATACAAAATATGATAATCAAGAAATTAAAAATTTGATCAAGCAGATTAAAGAAGGAAATGTAATACAACTTGAAAATGATTTTGTTCTAAGAGAGGATCTAGAGGATTTAGACTTTCTTATTAGTTGAATTTAAATAAATAGTATAAAGCAGATAATAAGAAAGTTCATAGTGTCATGTTAAATTTTCACCAATACATAAATGAATCAAAAACAAATACAACAATAAGATATCATGGTAGTCCTTATAAGTTTAATAAATTTAAGACTGCAGATGTTTTTCTTGCAAAAGATAAAAAAGAAGCAATGAGATATGGTCCTATTGTTTATGAAGTAGAATATACTGGAAAACCAAAATTTCAGACAAATACAATAGAAGTTATTGCACCAGCACAAGTAAAAAGTTTAAAAATAATAGAACGTAATCCTAATCAAAAAATATATAGAACTTAAACAAATAATAAGGAAAGGAGCCATGTCAGAAGACGGCAAGACTACAAGATTAAACGAAAATACAGAATTATCTTTGCCTCTTCGTAATTTAATTAGTATGGTAGTTGCAGTAGCAATAGGGACGTGGGCATACTTTGGTATTATTGAAAGATTGAATAATATCGAAACTAATATAACTATGATGTCATCTAATGTTGAACAAAATACAGAGTTTAGAATAAAATGGCCTCGAGGCGAAATGGGATCACTACCCGCTGACTCTGAACAATTTATGTTAATTGAACACTTGGCGGGTGAACTAGAAAAACTTTCAAACGAAATAGAAACCGGTCAAGCACCTTATGACCAGCAACAAAAATTGACACTTGAATTCTATGCTGAAAGAATTCGAGCTTTAGAAATAGAAGTAGAAGAAATAATGGATTTAATTCATGAGTCTCGTGGAATGGCTTCTAAAGCAACAAGAGAAACTCATGGAGGATAAAAATGAAAATAATAGCAGCTTTTGTGTTATTACTCTATGTGCAAAGTGAAATTATAGAACACACTGGACCATTTACTATGTCGGAGTGTTTACAAATGAAAAGACAAATCGAAAGAAATGGTTGGCAAGACAAAGAATTTACAAGATATTCATGTGAAGAAAGAAATGTTGAAATTGATATAGAAAATCATTCAACCATTATAAGATTAGTTGATTAAGCTGTGATTGACATAGAAAACTTGATGATTGAAGCCAACAATTGGTTTGGTCTTGATCCTTGTGATGATTGTACACATTGGTTAGATATATTATGAAGAAAGATCCAAAGGAAGAATTTTTTGAGTCACTGGGCCAGCTTATATTCTGGGCTATAGCCTTTGGAATTATTTTAGGTATGATTGTAATTTTTTTATGAAGAGGGGTTTACATTTCGGTATGAGGTATTATATAATAACTATACAACGGAGGAACGTACATGGAATGTTGGAACTCACCACAAGCTTTAGGAGTGATTGCGGTTGATGTTCTTCGTAATGATTTTCACCAGCCTATCAAAAATGGTAAGTGCGACCGTGGAAATATCGAAGATGCTATTTTAGAAGGTGTTTATTCAGGCGAACTTCAAGCCATGAATCAAGCAGATGTTAAATTTGTGTGTGACTTAATTGATGATATCATACAGTCATATACACCAAAGAAAAAGGTAAAATAATTCAGTGTGTAGCTCAATCTGGTAGAGTGCCGCCCTTGGACGGCGGAGGTTGAAGGTTCGAGTCCTTCCATACTGACCAAGGTCCCCTATAAAATGGGGTCTAAATCCTCTAATTGTTGAGGTCACATAGATGAAGTTAGACTGTTGATAGTCTATGTGGTTGGTAACAGTCTATATCTACATTGCCCGTCGGTGTAGATAAAATCAAATCCTTTCTGGACTACTGGAGGGGATAGGGCGGGCCATATACAGGACAAGATAGGAACCGGCCTATGTAGTCCATAGCAAGTAAGTGCATTAGAGTTTGTATGCTTAAAGTGACGAGCTGGATTGAAGGGTTGATCACCAGAGATGGACCAGTCTCCGCTTACTTGCGCATTAATTTGACCTAACTGCGAGGGACGCCCGTGGTTGAAATGTTAGGCAGCTAGATCACTCCTGAAGTCTAGCACAATCTCCCCACAGACTGCCAGAAATTTATATAAATAATTTTTTTATATAAAGGTCATTCTTATGAATATTTTAAAGTCCATACTACTTTCATTCATTTTCATAGTATCACCTGTTTATGCATCAACAGATGATATTATGTTTGGTATGATAGAATGGATTGAAAAAAATTCAAAATATCGATATAATGGAGAAGAACTTCCAATAATTGAGTTAAGACCAGCAGAAGAGATTTGTGAAATACTATTTGAATCGCCTTCAGAAAACTGTAATGTGTTAGGATACTATGATCACGATCAAAATATCATAGTGTTATCACCTACTCCAAATGAATATATGGTCGAAGAAAAATATATTGAAGTGGTTATTTTTCATGAAAAATAACCACTTCAATATATTTTTCTTCGACCATATATTCATTTGGAGTAGGTGATA